GGTTACTATGCTCAGATTGGTTCAAGTGGTTACTATGCTCAGATTGGTTCAAGTGGTGACTATGCTCAGATTGGTTCAAGTGGTGACTATGCTCAGATTGGTTCAAGTGGTTACTATGCTCAGATTGGTTCAAGTGGTGACTATGCTAAGATTGAGAGTACAGGTAATCACTCTGTCGTTATGGCTGCTGGCAACAATTCTATTGCCAAAGCTAAGATTGGAAGCTGGATAACACTTGCAGAATGGGATTGCATTAATGGAGTCTGGATTCCTATCTGTGTAAAAACTGAACAAGTCGATGGTGAGCGTATCAAGGCTGATACCTTCTACAAACTGGTTAATGGTGAATTTAAGGAAGTAGAGGAATAGTATGGAAAAGAAAGATTTAGCAGAAGAGTATCTCATTAAGGCAAAAGGAAATGCCATATACTTCAAAGATGGCAATTTCCCTAACATGCCTTTGTATCAAGAAAACGACATCAAGGCTGCTTTCAACGCAGGGCGTGAGAGCGTGGTGGACAGCTTTCCTGAATTAGAGTGGAAAGGGCATGCGCCTTTCATACATGCGGCTACTCCTATTGGTAGATATAACATTGACAATTTCGGAATATGGTTATTACGCTTTAACGGAAAGGAAATTCCACTCCCTACTGGTAGCTCTTTAGAAGAAGCCAAGCAGGCAGCCAACGAGGACTACAAGAAACGAATTAAACAAGCATTGGGGTTATGACAATATTAGAATTACAGGAGAAACTTCGAGAAATGTACGAAGAGTATGGAGACGTTGAAGTACGGCATCAGTGTGGAGATATTGGTGATTATTGTAGTATATCTTGCGTCACAATGGATGGTCAAGACATTGTTATTTTGTAAGCCTCTCAACTACCTACTGCATGGTAGTGATGGATGCGGAGTGTTTAAATGGACATGTTAAAGCAGGTTTCAAAGTAGAGGCAGAGAAAAAATAATTAAATTCCTTGTTGCTTTCTGGTGGGGGTGTAGCAGTGATGTTGCACCCCCATTTTTGCGTGATAGTTTGCAAAGAGAGCTATGTGGATAAAGAGAACTTTCTTTTTATCTGTAATTACTTGATTTTTATAAAGATTTTCGTTATCTTTGTAACGTAATTTACTTTATGTTTATAAAGATATTAATATATGGCTGAAAAGATAACAGAAACCAATATCGATTCCTTACAGCAAGACGATAAGAATTTTAACAAGGGAACGAAGAAGGGGCGTAAACTGATTGATAAATCAATTAGGAAATTCGGCGCAGGACGTTCTATTTTGTTAGACAAGAATAATCGTATCATTGCTGGTAATAAAACGCAGGAGCTGGCGAAAGAAGCTGGTATAAAGAAGGTTATTGTTATTGATGCCAAGCGAGATGAGCTGGTAGCAGTGAGAAGGGGCGATGTAGACTTGGATAGCGAAGAAGGAAGAGAGATGGCACTGGCGGATAATGCTACTGGTGCAGCCAATCTGGACTGGGACGATGAGGCTTTATCGAGGGCACAGGAAGAGATAGGTTTACAGGTTGAGGACTGGGGGCTTTCTATTGGTCCGAAGATAGATGATACTTATAGTAGGAAGATAGAGGCACCAGTATACGAGCCTTCAGGGGTCTCTCCTACTCTATCGGATTGCTATGATAGCACGAAGACAAAGGAGTTAATCGATGAGATAAAGAAGGCGAATCTACCAGACGAGGTGCGAAAGTTCCTAACGTATGCAGCCTATAGGCACACGGAGTTCAATTATGGAATGATTGCCGACTACTATTGCAATGCGCCTAAGGAGGTACAGGGGTTATTCGAGAATTCAGCTTTAGTAATTATCGATTTCAAGAAGGCTATCGAAAAGGGCTTTGTAAGGATGACAGATGAGTTATTGAATGAATATGCGAGGGAGTATGAAGAAGGTTAACTTTAAAAAGGATTTCGTCGTATTCATTCTGACACATGGAAGAGTGGATAACCAGTATACCTATCGTTCTCTATGCGAGCAGGGATATACTGGTCGTTGTGTATTTGTGCTCGACAACGAAGATGGGCAGGTAGAGGAGTACAAGAGGAGATACGGAGCGGATAACTGCTATGTATTCGACAAGCTGGCTATGAGCAAACGGATAGATGAGGTTTTCCGTGGAGACAGGCGAGTAATAGTGTACGCTCGTAATGCTTGCTTTGACGCGGCACGTGATTTGGGTTATAAGTACTTCATAGAGCTGGACGATGATTATACGTCTTTTGTGTGGCGATTTGATGCGGAGTGTGCATATACTCCAAAAACACCGAAGATATTACAAGAGAAATGGAGGAAGAAATGAACGAGAGAAAAGGTATAGACAATCTTATTCCTATGAATGAGCGAACCGAGGAGGAACGAAGAGATATAGGAAGAAAAGCAGGCAAAGCGTCAGGAGAAGCACGAAGGAAGAAAAAGAAGCTACGGCAGTTGGTTGAGGCTTTCGGAGAATTGCCAGCCCCAGAGAAGGTACGAAAGGTTATGACGGAACTTGGAGTATCGGAAAATGAAATGCGTACTAATGATATGGCTATCGTAGTAGGCTTGTTCCAGAAGGCTATTAAGGGTGATGTGTTTGCTTTCAATGCTATTAGAGATATAAGGGGCGAGAAGCCTGTAGATGAAACAAAGCTAACTGGCTCGATGGATAACCATATCGAGATAGGTTTTATCGAGACGGATATTAACCCTGTAAGTGATGAAAGCGAGGTCGATGTATGATAATGCCGTTTAAGGTTATAGGACCGTTGTTTCGGGCGAACACAGAAAAGACTGCAAGAGTGTATATTAATCAGGGGGGCACGTCTTCTGGAAAGACATACACGATTATGCAGGTACTTCTTTATGTTGCGTTGCTGGAGGCTGGTAGTATAACGACGGTAGTAGGGCAAGATTTGCCGAACTTGAAGGTAGGTGCACTTCGTGATGCAAAGACAATATTAGCTGGTTCGGACTGGCTGGCTGGTTACTTTGATATGCACGAGAGCGGACATTACTTGCAGTGTAGGAATGGTTCTGTAATTGAATTTAAGAGTTACAAGGACGAGCAAGACGCAAAGAACGGTAAGCGTGACTATCTATTCGTTAACGAGGCGAATGGTATAGGTTATGAAATATACTGGCAGTTAGCTATTCGTACACGTAAGAAGATATGGATAGACTATAACCCTTCGGAGAGGTTCTGGGCGCATAATGAAGTGAAAGGTCGTGAAGGTGTGAAGATGATTATCTCAGACCACAGAGGAAACCCATTCTTAACGAAGGAGGAGCACGAGCGCATCGAGAGTATAGAAGATAAAGAGCTATGGAAGGTATATGCACGTGGCTTGACAGGTAAGCTATCAGGGGTTATCTTTCCTAACTTTCGTATCGTTGACAGGCTGCCAGAGCGTGAGAGTTGGAAGATGCAGGGTTATGGGTTGGACTTTGGTTTTACTAACGATCCAACAGCTTTGGTGCATTGTATTATTGCGCACGGTGAGTTGTGGACGGATGGAGTAATTTACGAAACAGGGTTAACGAACCCTATGATAGCAGAGAAGGCAAAGGAAGCAGGGTTAACTAAAGCAGACCAGATAATCGCTGACAGTGCAGAGCCGAAGAGTATAGCCGAACTTCGTAATGCTGAGTTGTGGGTTGTTCCTACCGCTAAGGGAAAGGATAGTATCAGCGTAGGTATTGACATTCTCCACCGCTATAGATGGAACGTTACAAGGCGGTCATCTGGACTAATTGAGGAATTGCAAAGCTATAAGTGGAAAGAAGACCGAGACGGCAAGAAGACAAACACGCCTATCGATTGTTTCAATCATGCTATCGATGCAACGAGATACTTTGCCTTGATGAGGCTTAACGTAAGGCGCAGCGGTACAGCAAGGGCGCATTATAATACACTTGGGTAATATGAAGAAAAATATAACATTTGGCAGCTGGTTAATATTATCAGCATTCAGCAAAGACACGGAGAGGTTAAGACTAAGTAAGATGTCAAGACCGCAGAAGGTAGGCGATGTTACCACGCCTTGCAGTCTTGATGATATGACTATCGGGCAGATGGTGCAGCTGTCGACATTACAGACAGACGGAGAAATGTTTTACAAGGTCTGCGAAGTGCTGCTGAATATGAAGCCAGAAGTTGTGAACGTGTGTAAGGCTACGGAGGTTGTTTCCTTTGTTGGCTGGGTGTACGGTCGCATTGAGAAGATAAATGCACTATTCGATAAAGCAAAGCGCAAGCCGACAGACAAGGAGATAAGAGCAGGGATAAACAAGCTTCAATTCGGTATCTTCGGTATGATTGATTGGTATGCTCTACGTATGGGCATCACAGACCACGAGGAGGTTATGCGTGTGCCATGGATGCGAGTGTATCAGTGCTTAAGTATGGATAATCAGAAGCAAGAGTTTGAAAAACGTTTATCAGATATATATAACGATGAGCATAGAAGATAAGATTAGAGAGATAGCCAAAGAGAAGTTCGAGGGTTTCTCCTATGTATTCGAGGATTGGAACGGAGCTGCTGAGGTAGTCGACAGAGTGGACTTACCAGCAATAATCTGCATATTGCCTGTAGGTGGCTATCTGGATATGACGAGAGGAAAGGTTAAGGATAGCGAGGACATCATACTTGCTTTCGTTGACAAGGTACAGCGTGACGCTAATGGTAGCGATAATGAGAAGGTGTACACAAAGATGAAGGGCGTAGCTGCTCGTTTCCTCTCTGAGATGAACGCAAGCCGTTTCTTTGAGCCTATCGGAGGGAAGGTACGCTATACAACTATCTTAGAGCAAGCAAGCGCATATATAACAGGTGTATCGGTAGAGTTGACGGTTAAGGAATTGCAGGGAGGCTGTGTATGATACAAGATGCTGCAAGTATTGTTTTACGTGAGGAACTTGAGAACCTTAAGCAGGCAATTATCAAGAATCACTTCGCAGCTGGTCAGTGTGCAAGCGGTAGGACAGCAGCAAGCCTAAGAGTTGAGGTTAACGAAACGGAGGGAAGCCTTTGGGGGCGTTCGCCTTTTGGAACACTTGAAACTGGTAGACAAGCAGGAAAAATTCCTGCAAACTTCCGCTTTATCATTCGTCAATGGATGCAAGACAAGGGTATCAAGGCACGACCTATGCCGTATAAGACAGATAGATCGCACAAGTACACAGCAGAGGAGCGTGGCGAGTTCTCGCTGGCATTCTTGATCGCACGGAAAATTGAGAGAGAAGGTACAAGTCTTTTCCGTAAGGGTGGACGAGATGACATATATTCGAACGTTATCCCAGCGACAAGAGAGAGAATACTGACACGTATCGTGGAACTGCTGAGAACAGAGATTAAGAGTATTAAGCTAAACAATATTGAGGTATGAGAACAGAGAGTAAGAGTAATATAACGCTAAGCTATCCTGATGAGATAGGCTTTGCCTTTAATCCGTGTATCGTGAAGATAGACGGTGACAAGGTGACAAAGGCAGTCATTAGGATGGATGCAAGCGGTAGTGGGTCGGATGTGGTTATGTTCGATGCCTTCCGTGGAAAGATGTACGGTGACGTAAGGGAATACATACAAACTTTTTTCGATTCCGTCCCTTTTGGAAAGGTTAACTACGAGGAAGCAGAACGAACAGAGCTGGGAAAGAGGATATCCTTTGAGGTCGTGGTGTCTGTGAGTGGTAGCGATGATGTTACTTTCTCTTTCTCTGTGTTCTATGTATGGGGTGCGCTAAAGATTGGCGGTGTAGAGCGTTATAACGGCTTTCGCAGGCTTAAATGGTTTAAGGGCTATCCTTTCACATTCGGAGTATATGCAGCAGGTGGCAGTTCTGTTTTATTCGGTAAGGATGGTGCAGCGGAGAAGTTTGTCAGCCTATCAGAGCAGGGAGTTTGGAATATTCCACTGAAAGATAGTGAGCACACGGCTAAGGACTTCTACCTAATCAGTGACAGCACAGGAGGACTGCGAGAGGTTAACTTTGACAGAACATTTGATTTAACCTTCCGTTTCCAATATGTAGGTGATGGAAAGAAAACCGACAAGGTGCGTATTGATATTGTAGACGACTACGACGAGGGTTATTACTTGCGGTGGATAAACAGACATGGCTTCTATTGCTACTATCTGTTTAAGGCAGGCGAGCAAAGCAGAAAGGTGTCAAGCGATAGTGCTTTCTTGCGCAATAACCTACTCTCTTATGATATGACATACGGATATGAGGGCGGTGCAGGTCGTATGCAGTCAATGAAGCGTGAGGATAGCCTGCCTATCTGTGCGCCACTGGTGGATAGCGAAACATGGGATATGCTGTTCGATGTGACTACAAGCCCTATCGTGGATATGTTTGCAGGCTATGAGGGCGGTGTGTCTAAGTGGGTATCGGTAAATGTTGTAGCAGCATCATATACGAAGGGTGGTGCACCCCTGCAAGACTTTATATGTACTATTGCTCTTCCAGAGGTTGAGATACAAAAGTTATAAGCGATGAAGAACGAAAGATTATATATCGACGGTGAGCTGGTAGATATTGACAGCGGTACACAAATCACGATGTCAATTAAAAGTAATCTGTTCCGTGATGTGTCTAAGATTGTATCTAATAGCACATACACGGTGAAGCTACCTAAGACCGTGCGCAATCAGAAGATACTACTGCACGTTGACTTAGTGCAGAACACAAGCATCTACGCTAATAGATTGCATAAGGCACGCTATTTCCGCAATGGCGTGGAGTTAATCAAGGACGGACGTGTTAGCGTGCTACAAGTCACAGACGAAGCCATAGAGGTGTCTATCGTGTGGGGGTTGTTCTCTCAATTCAGCAGCCTAATCAGTAAGGGAACGGCACTAAACGACCTTAAGAGCAATGATAAGATACTCTACAATCTTGCTAATGAAGTAAATCGGTTCGAGGATGTAAAAGAAAAGCCGTACTTCTACGCAGGTTATAACGTGTGGAGATACGAGGACGAGGAGGATATGACATGGCGCACTGGCTCGGGCATGATATCACCAGGTAACAATAGGGAGAGACAAAAGGAAACATGGTTTGAATATGCGATGCGATTTAAGGGGGAATATTCACCAGACAATAAAGGCGTGCCTTACCTTCACCCTGTAGTACGTGTTCCATATGTGCTATCTCTAATCAAGTCACAGACGGGTATAGATTTTCAATTTCACGAGGAAGCGAAAGAGTATATCAGTACTCTTGTTTTACCACTTATCAATCGAAAATCTAACGATTTAACCTCAGAAGGTGTATTCGGAGCAACGTTTGAGTCTATGTCTATGCAGTCGGGGCAGATGTCGTTTAATGTGACAGACGAGAGTAGCGTGTTAAGTGGTCAGAGAGGAGATAAGGTTACATCTATCGCTGTGACTACCGATGCTACATTGATATTCGACATAAAGGCTGAATGGACTTTTGAACTTGGAGGTAAGGTTAAGCCTGTCGGACATAGTGGTGGTATCGGAGGAGACACTGAGCGGTTTAACTTCAAAAGGGGCTGCCTATTGCGAATGACGATAACAAAGGGAGCGGAACACGAAACATACGACATGGGTAACGAAAGAGAGCCGTTCTCCGTCACCGTGCCACGAGGTTACAGAGGTGTGTGTCAATTCACCAATAGCGGATACGGAAAGATTGAGGTCGTGAAAGGAAGTACCATTACTTTCGAATGGATAGACGTAACACACTTTCCTTCTATGCAGGTTATAGGCGGAACGATTAAGGCAACACTATCTAAGGGCGAGAATGTCCCAGACGGCGGTTTCTTTCCTATAGCTTATAACCTACCAAAGATAAAGGTAATTGACTTTGTAAAGTTTCTAACCGCTATCACTGGCTCTTTCCCATTACAGATAACGGAAGATGGTATCGTTAGACTTGTGCCACTCTCTACGATTTGGAAGCGTAGAGATGAGGCTGTCGACTGGACGAGCAAGATAATAGCGTCTACAAGTGAGAATAAGCCCTCAGAGCTTAACTATAAGGTTGAGGACTACGGACAACATAACCGATACAAGTGGAAGGAAGATGACACCGTGAAAGGTCATTATGATGGTGACTTGCGTATTGATAATGAGACACTCGATATCGAGAAGGTGATGTATGAGTTTCCTTTTGCAGCCACTGATGGAAACACCGTGCCTATGTACAAGATTGAAAAGGCAAAGAAAAGTGGCGAAGGCTCGCCATTCAGCGGGAACAGAGGAGAAGACAAGAACGAAATCACAAAGACGAAAGAGCCGCCTTATAGTGCTTGTAAGGATAGGATATTGCGATTACGTGAGGATGGTAATGGTTTCGCTGTCGCTTTCTTCGATATTAATATGCAGGACATCTTGGATGATAAGTATCGTGATATGATACGCACATTACAGCAGCCGAAGATGATCAAGGAGAAAGTGAAGATGCGAGACTTGGAGATATTGAGGTTTGACGAAACAAGACCTATATATCTTGCGCAGTATGGAGCGTATTTCGCAGCCACTGAGATAAGGGCAACAAATAGCGACACAGCAGAGGTTACGATGCTACAATTAACGTTTGAATAAAGGAGATAAGACTATGACAAAGACAGATGAGGAACAGATACTGGGTATCAAGGTAAGATACGAAGATGCTATCTACGGCATCATGCAATACAAGGAAAAACTTGCAGACCTTTCAGCGGCACAGAAGCAATTAAAAAAAGACTTCGAGGACGGAAAGGTAGGCGGCGAGGAGTTTAAGACTACTATTGCCGCAATGGACGAGCAATCAAAGGCTCACAAGGCTACTATTAGAGAGTTGTCTAAGGAGGTGCAGAATAATATCAAGGTAGAGCGTGATCAAGAAGGCTCGTTAAAGTCTCTACGTGCGCAGTTAAGCAATGCTACAAGAGATTATGATGCAATGTCAAAGGCAGAGCGCAATGGAGCAAAGGGGCAAGAGTTGAAGAAGCATATCAATGAGATTACTAACGAACTGAAAGAAGCCGAAGAAGGTACACAGAGGTTCTATCGTAATGTCGGTAACTACGAGGAGGCTATTAAGTCCGCTCTTGGCGTGAATAGTAACTTTGCAAACTCTATCATGCAGATGTCCTCAGGCGGTAAAGGCTTGTCAGGCATCTTTGATGGTGCGATAACAAGTGCAAAGGCTTTCGGCTCTACACTTATGAGCTTTATGTCGCACCCCGTATT